TGCTGTTTGTGTTGCAGCTCCATGATGTAGATTCATAACATATCTATATTTTTGTGTAGGACTAGAGCCAAAACCACCAGCACCAGCATCTATACCAGTACCATTTTGTGAAACTGTATTTAATGAACCTGAGCCTGAAGATATCTTGTCTGAGCCAATATAACCACCATCTCTAAATCTTGCAGAGTCAGTTAAAGGGTTGCCATCAAGTTCAATAGTCCTACCTAGTATTTCATCACATTCGCCAACTGATAAAGCATAGACTACATATAAGTCTCTTGAGTCATTAGCAGATACATCCATATATATGACTTGAGCACCAACTCTACGAGTTCCATAAATAACAGGTAATTTTCCACCAGCAGAAGTTTTATTAGCTAAAATATCTTGACCTTTAGCCTGCATCTGTCTTGCCTGCATAAAACCTTTAACACCTACAATTAATGTAGCTGATTGAAGTGTAAAGCTAACAGGATTATTTACAGCATAACTAACTACAGCCTTACCTACATCTAAGAAAAATTTTCCAACTGCACTCCAAAATGACATTTACATTCCCCACCTTACATCTGATTTAACTTGAGTAGCGAACTCAAAACCCTTATCCCCAGTGCTAAAACTTTGTTGTGATTCGTCAGAATAATGTCTACCTTTAGTTAAGTTCCAATTTGCCCAATGCGAAGCTACTATTAAAGATAATGTTGAACCATTAATACTTTCATCTATAGATACACTTCTTATTTGTCCTGTAAAATAGTTTATTGCACCTATAATCGTTTCATCTGAGTTGAAATAAGCCAAATATATTTCTACAGTTTTGTCTGTAAAAGAGCCATCTTGAACTAAAGACCTTACTTGGTCTGTAATGTTAGAAAATCCAATTGTAATTTCATTAACTTCTAATTGTCCTGTTTCCATAATTGCATCAACTGATAAAAAAGAACCACCAGCTTCATAAGAATTAGAATCATATGTAATATCTGAATACCAATCAGTTAATCTGATAGTAGATGATAAATTAAGCTCAACTAAAAAAGCTGTCTTAGTTGCTGTTGATGATACTTGAGTTTGTAGATCAGTAGATAAACTTCTTGGCATTAGGCTATAACCTCTCTAACGTCAAATGAAATACTGTAAAAACCATTAGCACCTGTTGAATACATGATTTCATTGTTTTCTAAATAAACAGTAAAACTTGGTTTGTTTACAGTAACTGCAACATTGTCAGTTAAAGCTGTTACTAAATTAGGCGATATAAGAACAGTCAATGCTCCACTACCATCAGAATCAATATCTGATTGAACCATGTATACCTTGCTATGATTTGCAAACTTGATTAAATCTCCAGCTTTTAAAGCACCTGTTTGGTTAGCTGTAAAGCCATCTAAGGCTATAGAAGCATCTCCTGATACATGTGCTCCAACTACTTGTATATCTGTTTCTGACTTGCCTGCACCTAAGTTATCTAGTGGTGCGACTATTGTAAAGTCCTCAAAAGAACCTTTTTGTTTTTGTAAAAATGCAAATATTTCCTGAGCTTTTTCTTGTTGTAATGGTGGCATTGCAACTGTAAAAGAAAAATACTGAGCACCTATTTGTCTGACTTGTTTTTTACCTGATAGTGTTTGATTCAATAGAGTAGGTCTATTGTCTTTAAAGTTAAGACTTCTAAAATTTGGGTCTGTTGGAAATTGTCCTGACATTATACTATTCCCATTTTGCCTTGATTATTCATGGCATTGTTTATGATTGATGTTATTAATCCTTTTCTTGATGCTAGTAACTGGTCAAATCCAGTAGCATCTACTGTTGATATATTGAAGTTCACTGTAGCACCCATGCCCTGTCCTTGATTGTGATCAATAACAGTTTCATTTGGATGTAATATTGCAGGGAATCCACCTCTTCCATCTATACCACCTGCTCTTGCACCTGAACCTGTAAAGCCACCACCTTCATTACTTGATTCAAATATAGTTCCACTATCAGTTAATTTGTCATACTCCATTCCTGATTTAAAAGAACCAAAAGCTCCTAGTAAATTTTTAATTACCAATTGCTGTACTGCAACTCTTAATAATTCAGTTACAACCACATCAGCAAAGTTTTTAAATGATAGTTTTCCATTTTTTAAACCATTAACTATTGCATCTTCAAATGACTTCATGGACTTAACGCCTATCTGCTCTATTGTTCTGCCAACATCTTCTATTTGTGCAATATATAAATCCATAGGACTTTGTATGTTTGTAAGCTGTAATCCTGTATTGCCTAAAGATTCATTAAAGCCATCATTAGAATCTCTAATATCATCTAGGCTAAGTTTATAATCTCTAACCTTATTTGCTGTAACCTCTGCTTTTTTTCCAAAATCAGTAGTCCTTAGACCCATTACAATAATTTCATCTTGTAATACACTAACAGTTTCTGCTAGTTGTTCTACTTGATTACCATATTCTGCAAAAGGATTCATTTGTAATAAGTTAGCTTGAAATACTGCAAAATCAATTTGTAGTTCTTTTAATTTTATTTGTATATCATTTATAAATGTTGAAAGCTCATCTCTAAAAATACCAAACTGAGTCACTCCAACTGCAACAAATTCAATAATGGAGTTTGCAATCTTTAAACCTAAAGCATCCATACCCCCAGCTTCATCTACTGATGATTGAATAAAACTAGCTATTTTTTTCTGCATTTCCTCAAATACAGGTAAAAATGATGTTGTAATATTATTAATAAAAGAACCTATCTGCATTTTAATAACACCAACAGCATCATTAAATTCTTCAGTTCTTCTTATAACCTTTTCACTTAAAACAATACCTAAGTCTTTAGCTCTTTGTATAAAGTTCTTCATACCACTTTCAGACAAGTCGTTGATAGCACCAGTTAAGATTACACCCTGTCTACCAAATAAATTAGCTAATGCTGTTGCTCTAGCTGTTTGGTCTCCAAGCTCTGTAATTCCCTTTGCTGTATCTCCTAATATTTCATCAAAAGAACGCATTGAACCATCAGCATTTTTTAAATTTACATTTAAGTCTTTAAATATATCTGATTGTGTTTTAACACCTCTTTGTGCATCACCAACACTTCTAGCAAATTTTATAAGAGCTGTATTAGCTCCCTCAACAGTTGTTCCTGATTCTCTAGCAGCTAAGTGAAATGCTTGTAATGTATCTGTAGCTATACCTGTTTGAGTTGCAGTTTTTCCAATAGCATCTACAGTTTGAAATGATTTATCTACTAATACTGCTAATGCAGTTGCAGTAGCAGCAGCAGCCAAACCAACACCAGCAACGCCCTTAGCTGCTCCACCAGCAACTGAGCCAACGCCTTTAAGACCTCTAGTAACTTTATCAAAAGCTGCTTTAGTCTTATCTACTGCTGTTAATTCAAACTTTACTTTTTTATTTGCCATTGTTTCGTTTCTCTTCAGCTAACTCTAGGTAAGCTATCCATCCTTGATATTCTTGGACACTAATTTGCTGTATTTCTTGTAAGGTTTTACCCAGTTTTTCAGCTAGTGCATATTGCACATATAAATTAGCATCCTTTGTTAGTTTTTTTTGACATCCTCAATGGGTTCTTGACCCATGATTTGTTGTGCAACGCTAACTAATATCTCTCTATCAACATTGTTTAATAAAGCATTTTTATCTGCTAAATCAAAAAGTTTATCTCCATTTTCATCTAGTGCTTTATAAATAAGAACATAAGCCATCATTGTTAGATCATCCTCTTTACTCATTTTATAGAGTTTAGAAGTTTCAGCTAACGTTAATGGCTTACTGTATATTTTTAAGGCTTTGTCATCTTCACCCCATTCAGGCACTTCGATTACTTTGACATCTTGCTCTGCAAAATGCTTTTTTGCGTTATCTATTGCTGACATTTTCTTATACTGTTGTTGATGTTAAAGCACCATTGCCTTGTACTGAAATACTAGCTTCAATTAATCCATCAAATGATGCACTTCTTGAAACGCCAGTAACAATAGCTGAACCAGTATAATAAGTATCACCTGATGTATCTCCTTCAGGATAAACATTTAGTGTTACTTCTGAGCCAATAGTTAAAGCACCTTGACCACTAGTATCAGTCTCATCCCAAAATACATCTAAACTTCCTGAGAAAGAAGTCAATGATGATTTATATGTTCTAGCAGAATCACCCATTGAAGTATCTTCTAAAGTATCAGCAGATTCCTCGATTGAGTAAGACCTAATTTCAGCTACAGCATTAGAACCGACTTTAACAGTTCCTTCACTTCCTTTATGTGTTGCCATTTTCTACCTCGTCTTTCGACTTTTTCTTAGAAGAAGGTTTAATTTTATCTTGCGAATGGACTGCTTCTTCTTTCCAACCCATATTCAATAAAGACTCAACCTTTGAAGGGTGAGCTTCTATTAAAACTTTTCCATCAGGACTAATCATTTTCATAATTGTCTCCTATACAGCTACATCAGGATTAGTTTCCTTGACATAGTAATTAGTTAAAAAGGTTAAACTCACATATCCTAGTGGTTTCTCACCTTCACCATTAAACTCTATTTCAGTTGATTCTAAATAACAGTCTTTAGCTAATCCATCTAAAGTTCTATCTGCTGCTATTGCTTCTTCAACTTCTTTGCTTATTGTATCAATAGTATCATCAAAGTTGCTAGTAGCTTTTGCATATCCTTCTACTACTACTGATAATTCTCTACTCATAACTCTATCAGTACCTATAACTATAGGCTCTGATGTTTCTGATTTAGTATAGATCACTAATGCTGGTACTGTTTCTAGTGGATAAACTCTTGACTCATAGACTCTTGAACCAGTTGTAGTTAAGCCAGTTAAAGTAGTACCAAACTTTTCTCTTATTTGTTGTCTAATATGGTTTGCCATTATATTTCCTCTAACATTAATGCACTAAATCCTGTTCTGTCTGCTTGTATGTTTACTACAGTATAGTTTTGTGCTGCTTTGAGTATATTACCATTAGTATCTTTTATTGCAGATACGTTTAAAGTATTTCCAAATGAAATATTAGGAACATCTATAGTTCTGCAATAGGCTATTGGCTTTAATGCTTCCACACCAATGCCTTCTTCTTGTTCTACATATTCATTATTTAGAATGACATTGATTGTTGATGATGTCCCGCTGTTTGTATAAACAGCACTTACACCATGACCAAAGTTTATGTCTAAGTAACCTAACATATCTTCTTCAGTTTCTAATCTAAATTGAGACATTATTCTTCCTCAAGAACCAAAGAAACTAAGCCTGTATTGTCAGGCTCAACTGTTCTAACTATAAATGTTGTAGCTGGTTTTAATACATTACCACGATTGGTTGTAATTGCATCAACTAATAATTTATCTTCTTGGGATATATAAGGTACATCAGATGCTTTGACTATTGCTCTTGGTTGATAACCAGCAACAGGCACTGTTCCACCCTCTATGTTGAAATACTCTTGGTCAATAATAATATTAATGTTTTTAGAAAAACCTGAATCAATATCAAAAAGAGTATCTATTAGTGGGAAATCATCCCATAAGGATTGTTGCACTTCAAAGAATGTAGCAGTAACACCATGACCTGTTGTTGTATCAACATAGGCGTTAAAATCTAATGCACTCTCTAAAG